ACGTTGGGCACGGTGAGCACCGTGTCGATGATCTTTTGCTTGACGAACGACAGCGGCGGGTACTTGCCCAGGATCTGTTGCCAGTACGGCAGGCCCTGCGTGGTGTCGTACCAGCACTCACCCAGGAACGTCCGCACAGCCGATGCCACGTCCTGCGCGACCGAATACGGAGCACCAGCGACGGCGATGTTGCCGTTCGCATCGAGCACCAGGTCCCAAGCGCTTTGATCTAGCAGTAGCGTCTTTTGCGTGATGGTCATTGCGGACCCGCCGTATTCCCGCCGCCGGGCGTAACGCCGCCGTGGACGTGCGTGTTGCTGATGTTCGTGCCGTTGTGCGTCAGGGCCGCCGATGTGATGGCGATGGTCTGCCCAGGTGCGGCAATGTCGATGCCGCCGGAGTGGAAGCGGATGTACTGCGTCGGCGCCTCTGCGATGATCGTCATCAGATACACCATGTCGCTGAAGTCGTGCTTGCGGATCGATCCCGGGGGAGCGGCACCCTTGGACGCCTTCACCGCGGAGATGTCACGGTCGCACACCGAGGCGATTCCGATATCCCCGACCTGAGGGTCCAGGATGATCGCGTTGGCCCCGCCTTGAATCCGCATGTACGGCACGTTGTGGATAACCCCGTGAGGCCACACCACCCCAGCCCCGTCCATGGCGCCCACCAGCGGCTGAACGTCCACGTACCCGATCGGCGACACGCCGCCCGAGTTCGTCACCGAGACGACCTTCACGGGCATCGAGGTCCGCAGCCCGGAGAGGGCCGTTCGAATCATCAGTTGCAGCCGGCCAACCTCCGAGGCGTTGTCGCTCGGAACGTGGTTCGTCTGCTGATTAGTTGACTGGGACATACACCGAAGGAGCCAGTCGCGCCGTCGTGAACCACGGACCGTCGGGACTGAGCGTGCTCAGTTCGTGCGTCACGTTCTGCGTCGGCCAGCTTCCGTTGGCCTTGGGGATGGAACTCGTGAGCTTCACCGTCCTGCCGTTGGCAATCAGCGGGTTGAATTCCGACTTCACCACGAAGCCGGCCTCCCAAAATGTCGGGTATCCGACCAGCCCCGTCTTGGGGCCAAGCTCGATCACCACGTCATCGCGCGTGCCGTCGTTCGGCCAGATCGTGACCGTGCCGTTTTCGATCACCAGCGGGAACGCGGCTGCACGCCCCACCGCCTGCATCTGGTCCACCGCGGAGCCGCTGACGTATTGGTTCTGCAACACTGCGTGCGCGCCGTTGTTCTTGAACTGAAAGCCAGCCGCGACCGCGATGGCCTTGATGATGTCCTCTGCGTTCTGTGCGCCCTGGTAGCTGTTCGGAGCCGTTGCCTTCGCCTTCTCGAAGTAGCCCGCGACCGCCGAACACACGAAGCACACGTCCGGGGCCGTGGCGAAGTCAATGAAGCTGCGAATCAGCGTTCCCTTGAAAACCTGCGTCATCGGGCCGTCTACGTCCCCGGCGCTGACCGTCACGGAGCGGTTCTGCACCGCGACCATGTTGATGCCGGTGGAGGAGTACTGATTCATCTGCTCCAGCGTCATCCCCCACACCCGAAGCTGAAGCTGCCCGTAGGCGCTGAAGCCGCCGGGGTTGGCGACGATCGCGTGGCACCTCAGCCCCGTGAGCTCTAGGTCGCCCTTCTCACCGGAGAACTGCAGGTTGATCTGGCGCTGCTTGAACGTCATGCCGGGAAGTACGCCAGGATGAACCGCGAGCCCAAGCCGTCATAGCTCGGATCGATCGTGCCCTGCGTGTCCACGAATGCGAGGTTTCCCACGAATCCCAGATACGCGTAGCGCACCAGATACACCCTGTCCAGGCACAGCATGGCGCTCAGGATCTGCACTCCGTTGAGCGTCAGGTCCATGAACAGACCCGTGCTTTTTTGGTACAGGGCGATGTCGCAGTCCTGCCCCGCAAGCTGCACGGAGAACGTCTGCGACGGCACGGCGGTGATCGGGATGACCTGCATCACTGGATCGTCTGTGCGGCAGCGGCTGTCTGTTTCGTCGTCGGGTCAACCGGCGACACCTGTCCGTTCGCCTTGGCGTCGGCTCCGTCCGGCTGCGCCGTGCTGGTCGTGCCGGCGCTCACCGTGCGAACCTCTTGGAACCACAACTGCGCCACCACAAGGGAAATCCCCTGCCGCGACTCCCGGCGATAGTCGAAGTGCACCAGGTTGCAGTTCTGGTAGGTCGCGTCCGGCGTCACGATGGTGATCAGCGTGAGCGAATCCAGCAGCGCCTTCAGGGTTCCAAGAAACTGCTCGCGGGTCATGCTGCCGTTTCCGTTGCAGGCCAGCGTCACGCGAGCATCGAAGGGCGTGGCGATCTTGTTGTAACTGGCGAAGCTACCCTCTTCCACCGGGTAGTTGCTGATCTTGTTCTCGTTGCGGTATTCGAAGTCGATCACAGAGTCCGGCGTCAGCAGCTCCGCTCCGTTGCTGTCCGTGATCTGCCACTGCGGCACCACATCCACCGCGGCCGGCGAGTCCGATTCCAGCGAGTCGAGATTCACGTCCTGCAACGGGAAGTCGAAGCCCACCGGAGGAACAGGCAGCGGCGGCACTCCAGCCACCAGCGGGACATCCGGGAACGGGATCAGCGGCATCAGTTCGCTCCCACCATGCCGGCGGTGATCAGCGCGTTGTTCGACAGCGCTGTGTGCATGTCACGCGCGATGCCGTTGGCATCCGTTGCCTGCGTTTGGACCGTGATCGAGCCGATGTTCGTCTCCACCGTGGACGCCTTGGCGTAAGCCTGCCCGTTCTCGTGCAGCGCGATCGCCCGCTGCACCGCCGCATACTGGCTCAGGTCAAGGTGCTGGTTCGCCCCGATGCCCGTCTTCGCCGAAACGTCGCGGATGTAGGCCGAGGTGTCGTTCTCGCTGGAAGGCGCGTACTTCGAAACAATCCCCGAGATAGTGTCGATGCCCTGCCCCCGATATGTCTGCAGCAGGTCGGACAGGGCCTTCTCTCCGGCCGCCATGCTCGGGAACACTGCAAACCCGTCCTTGTCGGAACCCGTGGCGCCGTGGGCCTTCGCGAAATTGCCGAACCGGATGTTCCCCGGATTGTTGTTGCGGATACCACGGGGCGCGTTCTTGCCGGCCGGCGCTTTCCCCGTGGAGCCAAGGGCGCCGGGCACGTTGTGGAACATCTCAGGATGGTTCAGGTGGGCCTCGATGGCTTCCTTGGCCTCCTTGTTGCCGAACCAGGACAGGATGGTCGCAATCGTGCCGCCAAGCGTTTCAGGCTGGAGGAACGCGGTCAGGTGGTCGGCAATGGTCTTGAGGGCCGGCGCCAAGTCGCCCATGAGCGTGTTGGCCAGAGCGCTTGACGACTGGCGCATCTCTGCCCACTTTTCCTGAAGCTCCTGTGCATCCTTGATGTTCTGCTCGTTGACACCGGAGAGGTCGAAAAACCTGTCATGGAGCACATGCAACTGTTCGGATCCTTGGACCATGAGCTGGAAGGTTCCACGGTCCATGCCTAGTTGCTCGGCAAGCGACAGCGCTGCCTGGATGCCCTCGGCATCCTTGACCCGCCTGATTGCGTCGGCCAGCTCATACAGGTCTACCGAACCGTTCTTGGCCTGCACGCCGAGCCGGGCCAGCGCCGTGACGACTTCCTCGCCGCCGAGCCCCATCTTGAACTTCTGCAGGCCGCCGACGATGTTCTGCATCGTGGCCTGAAAGCCTTCCGCCGTACCTCCTACCGACTTGACCGCCCCGCCCCACGCATCCAAGTCCCGTGCGTTCATCCCGAGAAGCACGGACGTACGCCCCAGGGCGGCATTGCCACCCACCATGGTCGCCAGAAATTCCTTGAACCCGCTCACGCCGATGACGGCCGCGCCGATGCTGATGATGGCGTTGCGGACCTTCGTGAACCCTTCGGCCAGGTCCTTCGCCTGCTTCTGCGCGTTCTTGCCAGTCTTCTCGTTGGCCTCGCCGAATTTGCGCAGCTGTTCCACCGACCGCTTCTGCGCGGCGTCGTACTTGGACGAGTCCAGCCCAAGCTCGATGAGGAGCGAGTCGATGATAGTAGGCATTATGGGTTACTCAGTACGTGGGCGTTGTGCCGATCCACCGCGAGGATTTCCAGCAAGTCCCACATGTCCTCCAGCCCGTAGACGGTCTGCAACTCGTGCAGGGTCGCGTAGCGCGAGGACACGATGCTGGCTATCGTTTGCGGGGGATTGAGATATTGGGCGAGGCGGCGCTTTGGCCCTTGGCTTGCTGGCTGGACTCCGAAGTCAATGCGCCGCCGCTGCCGAAAAAACCCGTGTGCAGGTCCCACACGGCTTTGCGCAACTTGAACCTCGTGACCACTTCCTCGATGTCATCTTCCACCAGCGGGCGGAACACGTTGGCGCTCGGCATCGCCTGCACGCACGCCATCATCTCGTCCAGCAGCGGCTCGGCCGCAGCGTACGGGATCGCCATCAGCGCCTTGATTCCCAGCGCCGCGACACCGGCCATGCCCAGCCCCGCCGCATCGTCGGGAATCTCGACGCCGGCATTGCCGATCGCCAGTAGTGCGCGAATCGCCCACGCCTCCGCTTGGGAGGCCGGCATCTCTTTGAGATGGAACTGCTTTCCCTTGTCGCGGCCATCCTCCGCGACGAAGGTCGTCTCCTTGCGCATGTTCTATCAGGCCGTCGGGGCGGCGATGATCCGCTCCCAGGTGATTTCGAAGGCCATGGGCTGCAGGATCTTCTTCACGTCGGGGAAGGCAGGCGCCATCGTGAGGAAGCCTTTCTGCAACGTGTAGACCCGCCCGGTGCCCGGGATGATGATCGAACCCTGCGCGGTGAAGACATCGATCACGGCGTCCTGCGTGTTGCGCCAGGCGTCGAAGATGCCGATGCTGGGGCTGTCGGCCTGCAGGTGGATGGACATCTTGTAGGGCGTGAAGACCTTGCCGCCGGACAGGCGACCGTCCACGCCCATGAGGACTTCGGACTGCGCGACCGACTCGCTTTCGAAGGCGTCGTCCACAGCGTAGCCCTGGATGGTCTGCGGCGAGTTGAACAGGCCCGTGACCGCGATCGACAGGATGGAGTTGGCAGAGGTAAGCGTGCTCATGTCAGTTCCTTACTGGATGGCGATGGAGGCCATGTTGATCTTCTGCACCGATTCACCATCCTGGTAGTACAAGGTGATCGGAGGCGATCCCCGCAAAGACCTGGTCGTTGCATCGGCCGCGGCGATCTGCAGGTAAAAGCCGCTGGCCGTGATCGCCGGGGAGGCGTCGAAGCCCAGCGCGAACTGGATTTCGGCCACCTGCGCCGCAGACAGCGTGACGCCCTTGCGGATCGCGCCGAAGTTCAGGGCGGCGTTGATCGGGTCGGCCGCGGCGGCGTAGATGAGGCCGTAGCCCTGGCTGTTGTACGGGATGGAGGGCACCGCCTGCAGCAGCTTGACCATCGACGCCTGCAGCGCGGAGTTCATCCAGATCTGGTTCAGGTAGGTATCGGCCCACAGCCACGTGCCGGACACCGAGCCCGG